CTGCTCCTGACCAGAGCTGATGTGTAACATAGTCCGATGGGTCGTAATATCCAAACTCTATTGTGACTGGAGATTCGTAGTTCTCTCCAATATGCCCCGATGCACGACTGGAAAATCTTGTGCATATCTTGGAAATTTCCGTACCTGCTATGTTCGCTGCTGCTTGGTCTGCAAGCGCAAAGTATTTAGCTTGCAAATAACTTGCAGGCGGCATCCAGTTCTTTCCATAAACACCTAAAGCCCACGAACTTCTTACGAATGTAGCCGTGTAAGTCGCATCTACGCCTACCGTAATAGTTCTTGATGCGTTGGTATTACCATCCGACCAACTAACAAACGAATAGCCAGTATTAGCTGTTGCAGAAATTGTTGCAGTAGTCCCTACTCGATATGTACCACCTCCGCTAACCGTGCCATAGATATTGTTGTTAGTGTTCACCGTTATTACAGCAGTATCACCACCTATATAAGCAACAGCTACGGCAGAAAAATCTGCGCCCTTTATAACTAAAGCCTTTCCATTACTCATAACTTATAAACTTTTATATTTAACATATCTTAATTCAAGTTGTCGAGACAAGAACTCAACAATCTGCTTTGTGCCTAACAGGTTAGGATGCGTATTGTCTGAAGTCATGTTTCCTGAATCGCCTGTAACTTCGTTAATTCCACATAGTGACATGTCTACAACCTCCATTCCGAACATCCTGCCTGCATCGAATATAGCACCTGCCATATCAGATACGGTCTTTTCTGGAGTCAATGCCATTGCTGCCATAGGGTCATACGTGCCACCATGTAGCATGGTCAGAATGAATATTTTTGCGTTTGGCGCATACTGATGGCATTTTTCAGCGCAATACCTTAAACAGCCGCACCAATTAGTTTTGTCGGACACCGAAAAATCGCCAAATGGTGTTGCTTGGTACGAACGGTCATTATGTCCACCCCATATAATTACCAAATCTGGCGGTGCTGACTGCATTGTGTTGAGATTTGCCTCTAACTTTTTAACAATGCAATTTCTGTTACTTGCGTTAGATGCAAGCGGTATTCCTCCCTGTGCATCAAGTGTGAGATTCCAATTATATTTGGCAGCCAACTGATTACCCCATCTTTGTGTAGTAGGGTCTGTAAGTCCTTGCCCTACGGTTATAGAATCACCGACTATAAGAACTTTTAAGCCATTAAGTTCGTGAGAGAAACTTCCTCCACCACCACTTGTAGAAGAATCGAAGTTCTTCGTTTTGATATGTCCTCCTTGAATACGAAGTATAACACATCCGTTTTCATCCGCTATATCGAAATCTACAGGGGTAAGCATTTCGGTAGGCGTTTCCGCAGAGTTGAATTTTTTTGTTTGGATGTGTCCGTTTTTGAGTCTTGCGATAACATATCCTATCTCATCCGTAATATCAAGTGAGGCATCTGGGTTGTCTTGCTGTTTCGGAACACCTTCCATTTCTTGCTCTAAAGTTTCAACATTCGCATTGATTTGCGACTGAAACTTACCTTGCGTTTCATCGAATACTTGCTCGGCGAAAGCAGCTTTGCCATCACCTGTCATCGCGCGTATTGCTCCGTATATGTTAATCTCATTCTGTGCCATATCTTATACCGTTAATCTAAATTGCATAGTGTGTGGAATTATATTATTCGCAGTACGGTAGCATCGGTAATTACCGATAATTATCGCACTATTCGTTGGAATATACAAAAAAGCGGTTTGTATATTGATGTTGTCAACAGCCGTTATTCCTCCTTCGAGACATACCCAGAGATAACTTGTTGTAGGGCACTCTACCGAGTAAGCACCATTGACATCATCCCTGTTGTAATGTTGAACATTCATAAGGTTAGGAATCTCGCTTGGTGAGATATTCGCGCCACCAAATCCAATATACATGTTGTTATGAAGAGGAGCATCTGCGCTCTGCTCTGGCATGTGGAGCGTGTGGAGCGTTATAGTTCCTAAGATGTAGGAATTATTCAAGCCTCTGTGAAGTTTCTCCGTAGTAGGCTTGTACTCACTTAGGCAGACTGCCTTCACTTCCTTCTCTGTATATTTCGACTTGATATATAGCACTCCGCTCGTCATATAGTCAACAAAAGCGTCGTGCTGCTGTCTTACATCTATCAGTGCGTTGGTGTATTTCTTGCTCACGATGAACGTCACCTGCAAGTCCACGTTCGCACGGACAACCACATCCCTCGTTATGTTGCTTATAGTTTCCTGTAAGGTTACGAGGCAGTCCTCTGTCTGAGAGTTTATCCACTGCTCCGTGTATATATTCAAAGGTTTCCCCCTTCCATCGAATCCATCAATCTTGAGGATGTGACAACCCTTCCATTCGGTCGACACGTCCTTCCATTGTTCTGATGTATCCTTGCGGACGAAATACTTATTTCCAAACATACTTGTTTATTTTTTGCAAAAATAACAAAATCCGCGTAAAACGCAAAACTTTTTTGTTTTTTTTACTATATTTTAAGTTCTTTATCAAAGATTTTGACTTTTCCAAGACAATATTTGCCTATCTCAACCCTTGCATCCTTCGAGTATTTGTACACAAGAACTGAGGAGTTTTCATCAAAGTCATCGAGATTGACTACAGATTCATCAAAGAGGTACACTCGGATAGCATTGAAGCCTTCTCCTGTGATAGAGACATCGCTCTTGTTGCTTACATAGAGCACAGGACACAGAGACGTAGGAATAACCACGTTAGTATCCTTGCACCACATCAGAGAGCATACGTTCTTGTCTGCGAACAAGGCATTATCAAAATTATAGTCAACGTACAGACCATACTTGAAGCCCTTTACATCATCTGCATCATGTACCGTATAGCCGTTGATATACTCCCCGAAATTCTCCTTGATGTACTCCTTGGTCAGACCTTTTCCCTCGTAGGCATACGTACAGAGATGCGGTATGCTCTGTTGGCAGAGGGAGAGTCTGAGCAACTCCAACTTATCGTTGCCTGCCACTCTCCATCTGTTCTTGTATTCCCCACAGAGGTTGCCTAATAATGAGTTCTTGTAATAATCGTTAAGTGCATCCATATTCCTTTTCTTCTTTTATGTTTAACTCATCAATTCAACTCTAATGCCGTTACCGCTTGGGACTGTCCAATTCTCCATCAATGTCTGCATTGTCTGCATCAGAATGTAGTTGTTCTGCAACTGCAATAGCATCTGGGATTGGACTCCAAGAGTGGCATCTCCATTAAAGGCTACTACGGCATCACGAATCTCGGTCAGCAACTCAGTATGAGCGTACACCTGCTGAGATACTCCATTCATATAGGCTTCGAGAGCGTTGGCAGTATCTTCGGTGATACCTTGGATTCCTTGCTGTAGATTTGATAGGTTAGATTTCTGCCCGAACTTGACACCATATATATCCATAAGGAGGTCGAAGGCTTCTTTTGTTTCGTCCTCCATATCCTGTGCGAGTTTACGAGCCTCCTCTACAACCTCTGGAGTAATCTTTGAGCCAGACTGCAACAAACGGTCTATCTCATCGTTGCGTTTCTTTAGGGCATTATACTCTTCGAGTATGGCATCAGCTTCTTTTGAACTTAACCCTTTCAGCATATTTATGCCCCCTTCGATTTTATTCATTGTCAGCTCATTCTCTGCGCGTTCATTGAGAAGGGACTCCGTATCAGCATTCACTTTTGAATTGACAAAATCGACCATTTTCTGAACCTTATCGCTGATTAACTGCCCCATGACTGCTTGTACAATCATATTGTCAATCATATCCTCGAAAGAGTCTGCAAACTTCTGCATATAGTCCTCTCCACTTTTGAACGCATCTATCATAGAATCCACGAGCGTGGAAGCTGCGTCTTTAACAGATGAAATACCAAGTAAGCTATTAACTATATCCTTTATGTCGTCATCTAATTCGTTGGTAAGGTCGTTAATCTGCTGTTGAAGGTCAAGTTCCTTATCGCGGTCACGATTTTTATTCTTTCGTGACTGCTCAAGCAAAAGTTGGTTCTGAAGTTCTGCAAGCTGAACTTTCTTGTTCGCTACCAGAAGTTTCTTTGCGTAGAGTTCTCCTTCTCCATAAGACTCTTTCATCTGATGTTCGAGGTTAGCATAAGCCATCTCCAAACGCTTGACGGAACGAACCGACCTTTCTATTGCCTTGTTGATATTCTCATTTCCAGACCATTCGCTCGCCAAACGAGTAGCGAGGTCTGTGAGACCGCCTGCAATAGCACCTATCGCAGCACCATAGCCACCGAAGGATGAGCCGATTTGTGCTCCCCTGCCCGCTGCTTCCATATTGCCTACGATATTGGAAATAGTCTTGGATGCTTCTGTTGCTTGTGTACCACCGATTGCATCTAAGAGTTTTGTAACTTCGGATGTTATCGAACTTATTGAACTTACAACATTGTTGACATCTCCAAAAATGACTCCCATGTCAATCTCACCCACCTTCTTTTTTTCTTTTGTCAGTTTTTCGACAAGAGCAAGAAGATGTTCAAGACGTTCCTCATCGTCAGCCGTACGTTTGTGCTCTGGAACAGCCAACAAAGCATCAATTTCCTCATACGTTTTTTTAATCGCATCCTCGTATTCCTTGGTGCGATTCTCCGCCTCTTCGATAGCATCAGAGATTGCAGCGAACGGATTGTTCTTGCGAATCTGCTTATGGAGTTTAGTGATAGTACCCTCTACTTGACGAATTTGCTTTGGTGTAAGTTTCTTATTGGTCTTGATGAAGTCCTCCAAGTCCTTGATGAGCATTCTGAGAGCATTGTGAGTCATACCCTCCAAATCTCCTATCGCGGTCTTCCACTCTGGGTTCTTGGTGAACTCATCAAAGGCTACCTGTGCTTTCTCCGCAGCCTCCTTGTTGTCGATACCAACACCAATCTGAAGGACTACTCTATTGTCACCCGCAACTTTCTTGACTATATCCTGCAACTCCTTAGAAAGCCTTTCTCTTTCCTCTGGGTCTGTAGAGAGGGTTATCTGATTAGCTATGTTTGCAGCATTCTTGACAAGTTCTGACTGTTGGGCAGTAGCAAACTTGCGGATGAGTGCCAATCTGTCTGCTGCTGAGTCCTTGTCTATCTTGATTAACTTGAACTGATACTCAGAATATCTCTCAAGAAGTTTGTCATAGTTCTTGTTTGCATCAGAAACCATCTTACGCTGAGTCTCTACGAGATAGTCACGGACTTTCTGTACAGACTGGACGAGCGTGCTGTCAAGTTCCTTGCCTGAATCTTTCGCCCATTTCTCAAATGCGTCCTTGTCGAGTATGGCTTCAATATCCACGGAAACTTTCTTGCTATCGTGGAATGCCTTGTTGATGATATACTGAGCCTCCTCTACGATTTCACTGAAAGTGCGTGGAAGCTCCTTGGAATTGAAACCGTACATCTGTGCAAAGAGATTGCCCAACTGAGGCTCTGCGTCGAGTGCTGCTCCGAGTTCGATTTTTTCCTTTAACTTGCCGAGTCCTTTCTCTATCCCCTTGCTAACTTCGGTAAAATCGTACTCCTCTGCGGTAACAGTAAGCTTCTCTATCACCGCCTCTACAACCTTAGAACGCTCCACATTGAGAAGACCCCTCTTTACAAGAGAATCCAATGTCTTTCTGAAATGCTCAAGTTGCTTCTTCGGGTCTTTGCCTGTAATAATCTTTGCAATATCAAGTTGAGGCAAACCGAAAGACTTGAGTTCTGCATTAAGTTGCTTGATTGTCTTGCCGTATGCCTTATGTATGGTAGCAAGTGAGTCCTTTTGGGACGCTCCTGCCTTAGTAAGTTTATCGTAGTCACCACGAAGTTTCTCTACCAGACTTATTTCGAGTTTGAGTGCCTCAAGAATAGGGTCTTTCTGCTTTCCCTTCTTGTTCTTCTCCTCATAGTAGAGCTTCTCGTAGTTCCACACCTCTTTTGCTGCGGCTATCCTGTTCTTTGCGTCTTCTGCATCTTTCTGAGCAGCCTTATAACGCTCGGTTTCCTTAGCTTTAGTCTCACCAAGTTCCTTGACGAGTTCCTGCTGAGTATGCACTGCTGACTTGCGGAGTTTTTCTTCCTCCTCCATAGTGTCGTGAATACGCTTCGCCCATTCTACTCGGTCTTCTCCTTCTTTCTTATTGAAAGACGCATACTTACGATTAAGTTCATCTACTTGGTCGAAATATTCGTCAGGAGAAAGAACACCCCCGCCTTTTGGCTTCAAGAAATGTTCCTTGTAGTCCTCAATTATCTTATCCGAACTCTTTTCCTCGCGCTCCTTATAAACCACATTGAGTACGATGTCAGGCGTATCGCGAAGTGCTGCTATATGCTCTTGAATAGCATCGTATGCAGTCTTATCCGTTTTAGCCATCTCCTTTGCTGCATAGTCCCAAATCTCTCGAACTTGCTTGGAGTTTGTCTGCCCCGTTGACACTGCATAGTCAAGAAGCTTTTTCTGTGCAGGCTTGATTCTCTCAAAGAATCTCTCCCACGCAGTACGATTGGACTCTATACGAGCAATTTCCTCAGCATTATATTTTTTGCCATTTATAGCGCGGTCTACGAAGAGTTTGTTGGCGCGACCAAGTTTTGATATATACTCGTCGAGTTTTCTGTTAAGAAGAGCTTGTCCTTCGTAACCTATCTTACTTCCTTGCTCGGTAGCGAGGAAAGCGTCACGAACTCTTGAGGCAAAATTACGGACATTGGCTAAGCGTGTGCGCTCGTCGCCGTCTCCCATAATCTTGTCTATGTTCGCAGACTCAAGTTTCGCAATAAAGCCGTCTATCTCTTTTTCCGCTTCTCCGAGACTACGTTTGATTGTGCTGACGAAAGAACCGTAAGAAGAGGAGTTTTCAGTCCACTCCTTTCGTGCGTCAGCGAGGTTCTTCTCCTCGCGTCCCGTAGCCTTCAGCATATCATTGTAGTCTTTCAGTGCGTCCTCAAACTCTTTCAGGTCTTTTGCCATAGAGTCATCGGCAAAGCCACCGCCCAAGTCGAATACACCTCTGTTTGCAAGGTCTTTTATCTCTTGCTCTACTACCTGCTGCTGACTGAGAATCGCTGCTCCCGCCTTGATTCGCGATGCGGTATTATCAATGTCGTTCAATATATCGAGATATTCTTGCGCATTGCGGGTAGTCTTCTCTATTTCCTCCTGCATACGCTCCCACATCTTCTGTTGGTCGCTCTCGTTAGCTCCACTGATACCCGTCAACTCTTTCTTGTAGCTCTCGAAGAACTTGTTGATAGACTGAATATTCTCCTCTGCTCCGTCTGCGACAGACTTATTGAACTCTTCATTGGCTTTCTTTAGGTCATAGTAGTCCCACGCGAGTTTTCCAAGCACAGCAACAAGAGCAAGAACACCTGCTGTCGCTAATGATACTCCAATACTTGCTGCGGTCGCACCTTTTGCTGCCACCGTAACTGCCTGCCATTTAGCAACGAGTTTCTCGCTAAACACCGCTTGTGCTGCGGTTGCCATAGTCGTCTTGTTTACCGCTTTGAAAAGGAGTAGTTGAGCTATCTTTGCAGCTCCATAAGCAGGAATAAGGGCTAATATTGTGTTATAGACATCTCTCCAATGCTCCATCAGCGTCTTAAACGCTCCAAGTCCGCCGCTGATAAATCCCTGATTGGATTTTCCTATCTCATTCATCATATTGTTGTATGCGAGCGTGAGATTGGCAATCTTTACTTTCAGTGTATCGGCTGCTTTCTCTTGGAAATTAAAGAACTTTCCGCCCTCGTCAGTCATTTCATTGACGACTCTCATAACGTCATTGTATGAAACCGCTTTTTTCTTGATGCGGTCATAGACATCAGAGGTGCTCACAAGGCGACCCTCTAACTTTGTGTACATGTCTGCAAGGTTCTTTACGAGAGGGATACCTGTGTTTGCAAACATTCGGGCGTCTCGTGCATTAAGATAACTGTAGGACTTAATCTGACCGAGAGCATAAGTGAGACGCTCGATAGGCACACCTACTGCCGCAGCCATATCCGCCAGACGCTTTGTTGTGTCTACAACGTCCTTGGCTGCAACATCATAAGCCACGAGTTGTTTAGCGGCAGCACCAAGTTCCATTGTCGTGAATGGGGACTTGATAGCCATCGCGTTCAACTCTGCAAATATCCTGCTTCCGTTCTGTGCGCTGTCAACGAGTATGCCTATTGAGCGTTCAAGGAGTTCGTATTGTCCTCTAATGTCAACAAGAGATTTTACGAACTGCGTGGTTGCACCCACAGTAAAGTAGAAAGCCAAACGGTTCTTCATGTAGTTCCAAGAACGACCGAGAGCCGTATTTATCTCGTTGACCTGCTTGCTCTTAGACATGTACTTATCCATCTCTCTCTGAAGCTTGGCGAGTGCATCATCAACTTGCTTTATATCATTTGCTGCATTAGGCTTGGTGATGTCTATGCCCTGCCTATAAGCACGGAGTCGCTGCATTTTGTACGCAATATCGTCAAGAGTCTTCTCTGCGCCTTCCATCGCCTTATCGAAATTGATAGGACGATTCATTTGCTGCTGTATCTTTTGAATTTCTCTCGATGTACGTTGTATCTTATCCGCGAGACCGTTGCCTGCTTCTGTCCCACGCTCCTCTCTTCCCATTCTCCGATACTGCTCAGTAAGATTGGAGAGTAAATTGGAAAGACGCTCGTAAGAACCTATGTGTTTGTCAATGTTAGAAGTCGACGCTTTACCGCTCGAAATACCCGCAACCTCTTTGTTATATTGCTGTATCGCCGCTCCTACTTTTCTCGCATTCTCCAAGTCGCGCTGTAAGGATTGACCGAGAGGACTTTCTCTACCTGCGTTATCCATACTCCAATAAGCACGTTCCATGAGTCTGACTTGGTTGTCAAGTTCTTTTATACCCATGAGTGGCTTGTTCGTATCAAGGTCTAAGGATTTCTTCATTTCCTTGAGAATATCAGCATAAGTCTTCTGTGCTGATATTCCTGCTTGAATGGTAACTTGCTTCTGTTGCTCTTGGAGTTGAATGTTTCTCTTGATATGTTCATTCATCGCGTCAAGCGATGCGCTACCCTTACCTGCTTGCTTCTCAAAACCTTCAATCTTATGTTGAACTTGAGCAATAACTTGGTTGAGTTGATTGCCCTTGGCGTTGGAGAAAAGAGGGGTATTTGCAACCTTCCCTTTTAATTCAAGAAGAAGCTGCAATTTCTCTTTTGCTTGTTCGATTGAAGCAGTAGGCATAGAGGAAATTTTCTCGAACGCGGTATTCGCATCCTTCCTACTTTGTATAAGACCTAACTGCTTCTGTATCTCTTGGGTGCGGTCTTGTTCTAATTTCTTGGCAGCTTCGAGATTTGTGTTTACTACTATCTGCTTAAAATCTTCGTCTATGAGAGCTTGACCTATAGAGCGGATTTTCTCTTTGATTTGTTCATACTCACCCCTCAGTTTTACAATTCTCTCAGTCATGTCGTTAGGAATTGCAAAGCCTGCTGACTTCTGCTGAGAAAGTTCTTTCATCAAATTGTTTACGCGCTCATATTCGCTCCTAATATACTGCAAGTTCTTTACCTCACTTGCATTCAAAAGAGGCTTGCTTTCAAGTTCGGAACGCAATCTGGCAAATTCATGCAAACGTGTTCTTGTTTCTTCAAGAGCCTTCAAGAAGGCGGGATTGCTCGTTTGAGCTGACTGAGCCTTAGAAAGTTCCGCCTCGATTCGATGTTGCTCCATTCTAAGGTTTTGAAGTTCTGAAGTACCATATCTTTTTGACTGCTGAGCTGCAAATGCTTCATGCTGTGCCTTAGCCATCTGGTCGAAAGACATTGACACCTCTTGATTCTTCTTGATTTGCTTGTCGGCTGTGGCTGCTTGCTGAGAGGTAGCTTGAACTGATTGTTTCTCGACTTCTGCTTGATGCTGAGTAGCAGTAGTCAACTGCTTCTTTGCCTCGACGAGAGCTTTCTCTTGATTGGCTACCTGTGTCTGAATAGTCGCTTTCTCCTTTGATGCGGCTGTGGCTGCTTTCTCTGCCTCGGACTGAGACTGAGTTGCGGTAGAGATACGACCTTTCGTAGCAGCAATTTCCGCTTCCTTTGCTGCTATCTGTGAATCCATTTGTGCTTTTTGCTGAGAAGCTTGTGTGGACTGCTGAGCGGATTGGGTTAGCTCTTGCTCAAGCTGCGCAAGTTTCTGCTTACCTTCCGCAAGTTTCTTTTCCGCCTCATTCAACGCTGCGGTTGCCGCTTCGTCCTTCTTTTTTGCCTCTGCTTGCGCATCAGCGTTCTTTGCATCGAAGAAATCAAACTTGTTTTTCTCTGCGGTAGTATATATACGCTTCATTGAAGCCTCGATACTGCCTAACTGCTTGATGACATTTTCGCCGCCCGCAAAAACGGACAATATCCCCTTACCTTCACCCGCAAAGGAAGTGTTAGGAAGAAAGCTTCTTGTGTCTGTCAGTTTCCTTAATATCTCCTCCGCCTTCTGTATTTGGGTAACGATACCCTTGACTTGCTCTGGTTGCAACTTGACGTTATACGCATCTTTCAGCAGATAATGTCCTTTTTGTATGGTGTCGTATGCCTTTTGACAAGCATCCATATAAACCTTTGTGCCATCGAGGATATTCTTAGCCATATCCTTCGGGATGTCGTAATCCTTGTTTTTGCCAGACGCAATATCCTTCAAGTAAACCGACGCGACGCCTAAGTCTCCCGTAAGCATTCTCTTTACATCCCGCATTCTGTCAA